TGAAATTAAAACCTACACCATTGATGAGACTATGGATACCCTGGAAGACACTTCCATGGGCGATACTTCTCGCACATACAAGGCATCCCTGAAAACATTCAGCGGATCATGCGATGTTATGTTTGATGACACTGATACTGCCCAGCAGGCCATGACCGTGGGTAGCGAAGTGACCATGTCCTTCCAGATGGAAGGTAACACTACTGGCGATCACAAACTGTCTGGTACTGTTCTGATCACCGGCAGGTCCATTTCTGCCAGCTTTGACGGCCTGGTTGAAGCCTCACTTAGCTTCCAGGGAACTGGAGCGTTGACTGAAGGGACTGTTGCCTAATGAAATTGATTGATGCTGCGGTATCACATTTCAGTAGCAAAACTGTCCGATCTATCGAAGTCCCGGAGTGGGAGACTACGCTTTATGCAAAGAATCTCACTTTGGAGGATAGGGCAAAATGGTTCAGGCGGTCTGATGGGGATACCACCGATTTCTTAATTTATGCGCTCATATTCGGCCTGACCGATGAAAAGGGTGAGCCGGTTTTCACTATTGAGGATAAACAGTCGTTAAGGCGCAATGTTGATCCCACAATCGTGAACAAACTGGCCGACTTTGTATTGGATTCAGGCGTGACCGAAGAGGAACGCGAAAAAAACTGATAGATGATCAAGGGACACCTACAACCATATATTGGATGTATGAACTAGCATTTTCTCTTGGTCAGCCACTCTCATCAGTAATGTCGATGACGGAAGAGGAGTTCCGGCATTGGTTCGTCTATCTGCGGTTAAAAGACAGCAGGGCAAAAAATGGCAACGGCAAAAGAACGAATAATTCTCGAATTACAGGCGCAAGGCTCTAAGCAGACAGCACAAGAACTTTCTGCTACTGCAGATCGCATTCAGGAATTACAAGACGAAACAAGAAGGCTTAATTCTGAACTAAATAAACTTGTTCCTACTCAAGGCCGTCATAATAAGCAAACCCGAAACTCCAACGGAAACTACAAGGAAGCTGCCGGTGGCATGCGCATGATGCGTGGCGGTGCCGCCCAGCTTGGTTATCAGATACAGGACGTTGCAGTACAGTTGCAAATGGGCCAGAACGCTATGATGGTGTTTGCCCAGCAGGGTTCACAAGTTGCATCCTTGTTTGGTGCTGGTGGTGCAATGTTCGGTGCCCTGTTGGCAGTTGGCGCAGGCCTAGCAACATACTTCAAAAATGCCGACAAAGCTGCAAATGCAACCAAAGAATTAAAAGAAAGAATCAATGAACTCGGCGTAGAATACAAAGACCTTACGGCTGCTCAAAAAGAGTTTCTTATAACAAGTCAAAGAGCCGCTATTGCATCAGAACAGCAAACACAAAAAGCATTGCAGGAAGAAATGGATCAACTGAAAGTAGCGGTTGATCTTTATGACAAACTTACTGCTTCTACAGACCCCTATGTAAGGGCGCAGGCATCTGCTTCAATTGCTTGGCTGGATAGCGCATACAATATAAGTGAAGCAAAAGAACGGTTGGTTGAGTTGCAAGCCACTTTGGATACCAGCGAGCAGGCTGTAATATCCCATAAGCAAGAAATTGATGCCTTGAATGGCTCCTATATGGCAACGGAAAAAGGCGTAAAGGCTTACTACGATGCTTTACTATCTGGGGACGATAAACAAAGGGAGAGAGCCGAACAGCGCAGAAAAGCGCAGCAAGATGAATTTGGCGTATTTTTGGATAACTTTGCATCAGAAATTGCAGCTATAGACGCAAGAACTGCCGCAGAAAAAAAGGCCGCAGAAGAAAAGATAGCAACAGAACAGATGCTTTATGACACATTCAAAGGATTTGATGAAAAAAAAGCAGAAGACGAAAAGGCGGCCCTGGACAGATTCTTTGATAACTTTGCCGAAGAAACCAGGATGATGGAAGAGCGCAACGCCAGGATCAAGCAATTAAATGATGCTGCTATGCAGTCATATGGCGATATGTTTGGCGGAATTGGCAAGATGATGAAAGAAGGCTCTAATGCACAGAAAGCCGCATTTGCAGTACAGAAAGGTATTGCAACTGCACAGGCTATAATGAACTTGCATCAAGCAATATCACAGGCAAACGCAGAAAAGGTGCCTTTCCCCGCTAAACTAGCCATGATTGCGCAGGCTATAGCAACTGGTACAGCGGCAATAGCAGGTGTTAAGGGAGCATCATTTGAGGGAGGCGGATATACGGGCATGGGGCCGCGGGCCGGTGGCGTTGACGGTAAAGGCGGCTTCCCGGCAATCCTTCATCCCAATGAAACGGTCATCGATCACACGCAAGGCGGCGGAACACCTGTCAATATTAGTTTCACCATCAATGCTGTAGACACTAAAGGCTTTGACGAACTGCTGGCTACAAGGCGTGGTCAGATCATGTCTATGGTCAACCAAGCAGTTAACAATCGCGGGAGGCCATCACTCGGATGAGCGGAACATACCCGACAACACCCGTTTTCAGCGCGGTGAATTTTCAGAGCGAATACTTCAATCTGTCTTCCCAAACCATATCTGGGCGCATGCAGGTCAGAAATATTGGCGGGCAGAGATTTAGCTTCAGCGCAAGCTACCCGCCCATGACCAGGTCAGAATTCCAGCCGGTCATGGCTTTTATCATGAGCCAGCGCGGGATGGCTGAGACCTTTTCCATTGTCTTGCCGGAGGTTTCTGACGCTTCTGGGACTGTTGCGGGGGCCATGGCTGCGGATGGTGCTGGTGCTATCGGCGACACATCTATTGATGTGAATGGCATTTCAGGCGTTCTGAAGGCTGGTGATGTTTTTAAGTTCGCCGGTCACAACAAGGTCTACATGGCCACTGCTGACCGATCCGGTCCTGGCACACTGTCTTTCCAGCCCGCCCTCATTTCATCCGTGTCTGACAACGAAGTAATGGCATATGATAATGTGCCATTTACTGTCAGGCTGGCTAATGATGTGCAAGAATTTTCAGTTGCCACTGACCTATCATATCGATATGAAGTTGATTTTGTTGAGGCCATATGACCAGGACACTAGATTCTGCTACGCAGGCCGCTCTTGCCGGTGATAACTTCAATGTTGCGACACTGGTACAGCTAGATTTCTCTACGATCATACGGTTGACCGATTGGAACCGTAACATCACAGCATTCTCTACCACATTTGTATCAAGCCCTGATCTGACAAGCACCCCTGGCGTTACCGAGAATTCAGAACTGCGCGTGAATACCACAGAGATTGAGTTCGGTGGAGAGTCGCAAACATACGCAGCACTTTTCCTGAACAATGATTACATCAATGTCAGGGGCCGAGTATGGAAAGCGTTGATGGACTCATCTGAGTCGATAATTGGCACCCCTATATTGTTTTTCGATGGCAGAATTAACAATTATGCGATTGAAGATAATGACGACACTTCAAGAATAGGAGTATCACTTGCATCCCACTGGCAGGACTTCCAGCTTAAGAAGGGCAGGCTAACTAATAGTAATAGTCAGAAGCTGTACTTCACAGATGATAAGGGTTTTGACTATGCACACGAAACCCGCAAAGACATTAAGTGGGGTAAATAAAAATGGGCTTTTGGACAATATTTGCAGTAATTGCTGGCCTGATTTCTACAGGTGTTTCTTACACGCAGGCAAAAAAGGCGCAAAAGGCAGCAAAAAAGAATGTTGCTAAAAACCAAGAACTGCTGATCAACAAAGAATCTAATGTAGAGCCGATCCCAGTTATCTATGGTGAGCGCCGTGTTGGTGGGACCAGGGTCTTTATCCATACTGGGCGGGAGTATTCTGAAGATGCAGAAAAATGGTTGATATGGGATCCGAATGCAAATGGCGGGTCCGGTGGATATGTAGAATATGAGCCAGATGAAGGCCCAAACGAATACTTATATGTTGGGATAGTTTTATGTGAGGGAGAGGTTGAGTCCATAACAGATATTGAGATTGATGACCTGCCTATCGGTGACAGCAAGTATTCTGGCTTAATTACTCACGCGACATTTACTGGTGCAGACGGGCAATCTGGCTCGACTTTGTTGCAGCAGGCCACTCAAAACTGGACAACTGATCACAAGCTGTCAGGTGTTGCCTATATTGCTTTGCGTTTCAAATACGCACCAGAAATATGGTCTGGTGTTCCGCAGATCACCGCTGTGGTTAAGGGACGAAAGGTTTATGACCCGCGAACCGATACAACTGCTTGGTCAGACAACCCGGCATTATGCCTGCGCGATTACCTGACCAATGATAGGTATGGCAAGGGAATCCCAGTTAGCGCAATTGACGACACAGCATTCAGCGCCGCCGCCACAGCCTGCGAAGAGTCTGTCGTTATACATAACGACACATCCGAAACGATGCAGTTGTTTACCTGCAATGTAGTCTTAGATACCGAAAAGACCGTTTTCGACAATGTTGGCATCCTACTGATGGGATGTAGGGGCTTTTTGCCATACGTTCAAGGCAAATACTCTCTACGCATTGATGGAGTAAGGTCCAGCCAGTTTACGTTCACCAAAGACCATATTATTGGTGGTATTCGCATCCAGGGTGAGAGTAAGGATGATAAGTACAACAGGGTTGTTGTTAAATTCAGTAACCCACTGAGAAAGTGGCAGGACGATACTGCTGCTTGGCCTCTTGCTGATTCATCAGAAGAAACTGCTTATCTGGCAGAAGATAGCGGTGTTGTCCTGCAGGATGATATCGAACTAGACACAATAACAGATTATTATCGGGCTAGAGATTTGGCAAGGGTCTTCCTACTGCGGTCTAGGAATCAGATCAAGGCCAATATCAAGACAACTTCTGAAGGGTTGGCATACGCCGTGGGCGATGTCGTATCCATTACCCATCAAACACCTGGTTGGGTAGCCAAGCCGTTCATCATCGAACAGATGCAAATGAACGATGATATGACTGTTGAATTTAACTTGGTTGAGTATCAGTCAAACATTTATACATACGATGAAAACGCTCCGGAAGAAGAAATCCCTGACACAACCTTCCCTGATCCAACATTCGTCAACCCGCCAACCGGGCTAACCGTGACAGAAAGTTCAGATGTTAACAGTGACGGAGCAACTAGATACAAAGCTGAAATTTCATGGACCGCTTCAAATGACCTGTATGTAACCTCTTACATTTTGCAGGGTAAACTTAGCAGCGACACCAATTATTTAGAGCGAAAGACAACAGAGACCTACTATGAAATACAGGGCTTAAAACCAGGCACATACGACATCAGGATAAGGTCTGTCAGCGACAAGTTCAACGCATACTCTGACTGGGTATCCACCACCATAATTATTGGCGGCAAGGTTACCCCGAATGGACCGCCAGATTCCTTGACGGCAGATAGTAGGCTGAAAGCAAATAAGCTTTTATGGACCGACCCCACCGAACCTGACCACAAAGAAACCCAAATATTTAGAAG